ACTTAGCCTCAAGCTCCAACTCTGCTTGGTTGCGCTGTGCTTCCAACTGAAATTTAAGCTGATTCTCTTGGGCTTGATACTCTTGTTTAGCCTTTTCCAACTCATTTTGGGTTTGCATTTTTTGCATTTCAAGCTGAGATTGCAACTGAAGCTCTTGTTGCTTGCCTTGTAAACGCATTTGCTCGACTTGCATAGCTGGTGGCAATGGCTTGGGTTGTCCTTCGGCTTGCGCTGCTTGCTGACGGAATTTATCGGCAGTTTCGTCAATCAATCCTTCCAATCCCTTGCCAGCTTTGAACGCTGTAGTAGCAAACTTGAGCATTTCCATCAGTAATGGGGTTAATTCTGGGCTTGCTTGGGCAGCAGGAATAGCTTGTTGCATGAATCCACCAATAGACTGTAAGAACTCCATGCGGTCTTGCTTTTCTTGCATTTCATCTTGGTAAATCATTGAGTCTGTGGTGACTTCAATGCGGAAATTCTTGCTAACTTCATCTTTGAGCAATGCCATTGCCTGTGGAATCAACTGTTTATCGTTATCCGACAGTTGCATTGCGCCAGAAATCTTAACAATCGTATCTTCGGTGAAGTGCTTGCAAATAATTTGGGATTTGATAGCCAATAACTCGGTAGCAAATGATACGACTGCGTGTTGCATAGTCTTTAAGCGACCAGCAGCGTTGTTTGATTTGATGATTTGTGCGCCCAAAGTCTCATTAGGGTCGGTTTGACCACGCTGAATATCGGCAATACCCATTAATTCATAGATTTGACCCTTGACCTGCTCCATCGCTTGATAGCAAGACATCAATGCTTGAGCAAATGGGGCAATATCAACGAGGTCTAATGCGCCTTTTAAGCCTTGTTTTTCGGCAAATGCCATCCAGTTCTTGACAGGAATCAAGACATTGGACTCATTACCTTCAGAAAACAAGCGCTGTAACTCAGATGCGCTGGCATCGTATAAACCACGAATCTTTAGCGCCCCAATCAAGCCATCAATACGGTCACATAGGTCGTCAAGTTCACGAGCTTGGTCTTGGTAGATGGTGAAATCAGGAATTGGCTCTAGGCTATCGGTAGTAATCGTAGCGTAAAGTGGTTTTGGGCAAGGCCAGAAGTTCTCAAGTTCCAATGGGTCATCACGCTCATCGAGGATTTTGCCGAGTGATTTGCTAATCCATAGGACTTTGCCTGTCTCGGCATCCCAAATCTCGTAAATCATTGCTTGGTAGGCTTGGTCGTCATTCTTAGTATAGGACTTGCCTGTTTGCTCTGGCTTAGTATCAAGCGGAATCTGATGACCGAGTTCTTCGCCAAAGCGCTCTACCAATGCGGTGCGGTTCATATAAACCTTGCGCCATACTGCGGTAACTTCTTCCCATGTGCGAGCTACGGTATGACCGAAATCACGCCAATGGACATAATCAACTGGGCAACATTCGTATTCAATTTCTTCTTCGACTTCGCCTGGCTCATCAAGCATATTCTCCTCAGGCATCTCGCCCTCAAGAGGCTTGCCTACATCACCTTCGCCATTAACATAGCTTGGGTCATAGGCTTGCTTGGTGTCAGTTACTTCGGTAATCTCAAAACCATCCTCGGGTAGCTTTTCTGCTTTTGCTCTGAAATGTGGCTCATAGCGAACCCATGCTGTGCCACGACCACCCAATAGACGGTCTGTAACGCAGTTCTTCATGGCGGCTAGATAGTCACCATAATGCTCAATTTCAAATTCTAAAGCTCTTTCTAGCATCATTGATGCTACACGACCAATAGGGTCGTTATCTCTGAATCTACGGCTTACATCAGGGCGTGGTAGGCGAGCAAAAATAGCAGGGCTAATCGTCTGGACATTTGACCAAAGGATATTAAAGCGAGCATTAGGGTTGGTTTTATTGCGGCTGTCGTCTTTATATTTTTTCAGAATCTTATCGACTCGTGCTTCCCAAAGTTTAAATGACCGTTCATAGGCCATAATCTTGTCATACCAATCTGAGTAGGTATGTGATACTTCGGCTCGCAATTCACTCATCTTTATATCCTGCGGTTATTTGGAACAGATGGCTGTTTCCACATATCATTCAAAGTTACATCAGTTTCGCCTACAAACAAGCCTTTAATTGGCTCATCTTTGGTCATGATTCGTTCTTCCTCTCGCCAAGCCACCGCAGCCATCCTAAATGCGTCTGCAGCATGGCTAGTCCAATCGTGCCGAGGCTTGTCTCTAAAAACCTTTCTATCATCGTCATACTCTCGCTGATATTGTCTGAGGCTTTCGATTCCATCATTACACCTTTCGCTATCAAACCAAGACCGCATCAATAACATACGAGTTGCTTGGATTCCGTCTTGAAGTGACAAATTCGGCACTATTTTCATAGATTCTAACGGAATTTTAGCAGAAAGTTGCTCAATTATTGACTTTCCGCCAGATGCTAGTGTTTTTGCTCTTGCATCGTGGGGCAGATAATGTAGCCCATATTGATAACCAAACTCGGCAGCTTTACTTTGAATGAGTCCTGTATAGAAGCTGACAGGCTGACCATTGCTTCCATGATATTCAAGGAATCTTACCTCTCCTCTGACAACTTGCCACCACCAAATTGAGGTGTCATCGCTGTACCCCAAATCCCAACTTGTGAATACCTTATACATTGGGTCATGCTCGACCTTGGTAATCCTGTTCAAATCAGTAAGCTGGCGCATCTCTTTACCGTAGTAAGCACCAATGATGGCTGACTCAAAGTCGCACTCAAACTCTTGCAAATATTGGTCTTGGGTCATGGATTTGGCAGCGTCATCAAGCTCTGACTGCGCCAACAATCCAGTCTGACTAGCCCTTAGGGTCTTGCAATACCAGTTTGGGTCGTTAGAAGCGGTGTTGTATAGCTCCCAGAAGGCGTTATGACCCTTAGGCGTTCCAATGAAAACTGCCCATCCAAGTCTGTCTGCCAGCAAAGGCCTAATAATCTCGCCCCAAATACGAGGGCGCATATCTGCATACTCATCTAACACAATCCCATCGAGGTAAAGGCCTCGTAAAGCATCAGGATTATCAGCGCCAAAGAGACGAACTCTTGCTCCATTTATTAATTCCACCCATAGTTCAGATTGATTGGCTTTAGCCAATACTGGCTGACTAAACCTTAACAGGTAGTCCCAGGCGATATTCTTGGCTTGGCTGTAATATGGTGCAACATAGGCATAGCGACCATCATTTTTGCCCTCTAATAGGGCTTTTACAATTAATTCATTTATACAGGCTACGGTTTTACCGCATCGCCTATGTGCAACAACTACGCTCCAGCGCTGGTTACGGCTATGAAAGTCCTCAAAAACGCTTCTGGGGCGATATAACAGCTTTATTATGGGTTTACTCATCTGCCCAGGATATTGTGAAATCTTTGCCGTTTAAGCCAGTAACTTCATTTACTTGGGTTTCTTTCCATCTAGCCCTAGTTTTTAACCAAAATATAGCTGCAGCAGTATTGCCCTTTTTGGCTTGGCTAAACAATGTGCCAGCAATGGCAGCATTGGCGTCTATGCGCCCTTCATCTAATTCATCTTTGTAGTATTTAACAAGGGTATCAGCGCTTATTTTGAGCCTTGTGGCTATATCCTCATGTGGCACACCCAATGCTGATAAGCGTTTAACGGTGTCCTGGGCCTCTTTTGTAGGCTTATGGGCTGGTCTGCCTTTTTCAGCCATTTTTATAACTCCGCTAAAACCGTTTTTTTACCTGTAAAATCTTCCCAACGCTGAACTATAACATCACAATACTTTGGGTCTAATTCCATAATTCTTGCAAATCTGCCTAGTTTTTCAGCAACAATCATAGTGCTTCCAGAGCCACCAAATAAATCAATAACTATATCTCCGCCTTTGCTGGAATTAGCTATAGCCCTTTCAACTAAAGCAACTGGTTTAGGAGTTGTATGACCTACTACTCGTTCTTTATCAAATTGCCATACAGAAGTCTGTTTTCTGTCTGAATACCAAGAATGAGAGCCATTATCCATCCAGCCATATAAACATGGTTCGTGCTGGCTTTGATAATCTGTTTGGCTCAATGTTAAGCTGTTTTTTGCCCAAATAATCATTGAACTAAAATGGAAGAACTCTCTAAACACTTTATGGAATACATCAGCGCATCGGTCAGAGTGAAAACAATAGATTGATGCTCCTGATTTAGATGATGCAATGTAATTGGCAAATACACCTCTTAACAGTTCTTCTAGCCCATCTCTTGAATCATTATGGATTCCTTGATAGTCAACGCCATAAGGTGGGTCTGTAAACACCATGTCTGCTTTTTGACCATCCATTAGCTTTTCTACCGCATCAATGCTAGTGCTATCACCGCACATAAGCCTATGATTTCCAAGGATATATATGTCGCCTAGCTTTGTTTTTGGCTCATCTGGCACATCAGGCACAGCATCTTCATCTGTTAAACCTTCTGTTTCTTCTATGGGGTTTAATAAGGCATCTAGCTCATCTTTGTCAAAGCCAGTTAAAGATAGGTCAAACCCTTCATTTTCAAGGTCTTGCAATTCAATAGTAAGCATAGCGTTATCCCATTCAGCGTTTAAGGCTAATCGGTTATCTGCTATTACATAGGCTTTTTTTTGGGCTTCGGTCATACCACTTAACTCAATAACTGGTACTTTGTCCATTTTGAGCTTTCTGGCGGCCATTAGGCGACCATGACCAGCAATTATGCCTTTATCGCCATCTACCAAAATAGGGTTAGTCCACCCAAACTCTTTAATGCTGGCGGCTATTTGCGCTACTTGGGCATCATCGTGAGTTCTAGAGTTTTTAGCGTAAGGAATTAGAGCTGATACTTCTACTTCTTTGATTTGCATATCTATCCAAGTGGTTGAATAATAATGCTTTTATTGTAGCTTAAATTTTAGTAAGGGTCTTTGCCTTCTT